GTTATACAATGGCGTTATGGGTATTACTGACACTATGGGCCGGCCTATATTCAACGAAGCCAAAGACGGGAACGCCGATCGGATTTTAGGAAAGTCCATTGTCGTTGATGACTTTATACCGGACGATACTATCATCCTGGGCAATTTTCAGTATTACGGTATGAACTATCCGCAGGATATTTTGCTGGAAGTCAGCCGTGACAGCAGCTTTAGGAAGGGGCTTATTGATTACCGAGCTATGGCTGTAGCGGACGGCAAGCCGATAATCAGTGAGGCGTTCTTGAAATTGACTTTGAAAGACTAAGGTAAAGAAAACCAGGCCGGTTATTCCGGCGCTGGTTTTTTAGTACGAGCTTCAACATCACTTTTCATAAATAGTTTATTGGTTGGGTAAATCTTTATAGTACGGAGCTTTCCTTGTTTCACAAGTTTATCAATGTATTGTCGAGTACAACCGAGCATTTCAGCGGCTTCATTCGTGTTGATGATGTTTATTGACAGGTAATCAAGCAGCTCCTGTTCCGTATTAAAAATATAAATATTAGACACCTGCCTTTAATTGCCTACACACTAACCACAAAACATATAGCCCGTTTACGATGACCGCAATAATCGAAGGAAGCGGCCAACGGATAAGTACGGCAATAATAAAGTTTACAGCTAGAATCATAGTCCAGATTCTACTTTTGTTATTGTTCATAATGTCCAGATGTGGTAAAATATTAGAGGAAGTAAGGGGATTGCTCCCCTTACTCTGCTACTCATGACCGAAGCCATGTTATCACAGCAGTCACGATTGCCGCTATTGCTATGATGCCCTGAATCACCAATTCAATGATTCGGTCAATGGGTAGCTTTTGTTTTTTTTCCTCCCGAGGCTTATATTGCTTTGCCTTGTTTTTTCTTTTACCCATCTTGTTCACCTCCTTTCTGATTAATAGTATACCAAAATGGTTTGCGGTTGTCAACCATTTTTTAATTTATTTTGAGTCGAAAGGCTCTTTTTTATTTACAAGGAAGTGATTACATGATTTTAAAATTAGAAGAAGCGCGGGATATATTAAGGCTCGACGGCTCAGACAATGACGGCCTTATTATATCGTTGCTTAATGCAATGCCGGATTATTTGGAAGTTACGACAGGTTACAAGACCGGCGGGGAACATTCCCCGTTAGCCGTAACAGCCGCGGGATTCCTATTACAGCTATGGTATAACGCAGACGGCACAGACACGGTGAAGCTGCAGCGGACCATCAATAATTTATTGGCGGCGTTGAGCGCGACGACGAGGGGCCAGCTATGAATAAGGACAGCGAATATTACAATCATTCCGGCTATTACGATCCGACAGCAGGCAGAGCTATTAAGAACGCCGATAAGGACATGGAGCCGTATTTCCCAGCCAAGCGAAAACGGAGAAGGAAAAGACAGAAGAATGGCACAGGAATACGCAAAGAGCTTTTATAAAAGCATTGCATGGCGGCGTTGTCGTAATGGCTTCATGAAAAGTAAATGCTTTGTATGCGAGCGTTGCGGCGGCGTTGCCGACATAGCGCATCATAGGAGATATATAACTCCAGAGAATATAAACAACCAGACCATTACATTGAACTGGGATAACCTTGAAGCACTTTGTATCGATTGCCACAACCGAGAGCACACGGCGACCGAGGCAACAGCAACGGGAATTTCATTCGGGCCGGATGGGAATTTAATTTATATCCCCCCTATTGAATGAAAAAATGACGCAATTCCTTGACCGGGATGGGGGGTTTTCTGTACCTCTCCCCGGATTTTTAGGAATTTTTTAGCAGTATGAAGAAAGAAGGGATTATATTGGCTACACGTAGACGGATTTTAGGCGACTTGTCAGGAGTAAAAAAACTTGTGGAGAACTTGCCTGAAGAACAAAAAAGCATAGGTAAAAGCTTGTTTACTGAAATAGCCTTTTTACATGAAACACTTAAAGCCTTGAAGGAACGAATTGACGAAGAAGGCCCTGTTATCGAAACAACAAGCTCAGTAAAAGAGAATCCTGCCTTAAAAGCTTACAATACGTCAATTATGCGATATAGCCAGTTATTGAAGCAGTTAACGGATATTTTACCGGAGCCGCCAAAAGCCGCTCCCTCCGACCCTCTGTTAGACTTTATAAAGGGTGATCCTAAGTGAATTATGTCAAAGAGTATTTAAAGGCGATACAGGGCGGCGCGGTCATTGTCTCCAAGCGTGTACATAAGCAGTATCAGCAGCTTGTAAATGATATTGATAATCCTGGGCGTTATATCTTTGATGAGGAAAAGGCTAACCGGCCAATTGAGTTTATAGAGCGATTTTGCAAGCATAGTAAAGGCGAATGGGCCGGGAAGCCTGTTACCTTGGAGCTATTTCAAAAGGCGTATATAGCGGCGTTATTTGGCTTTGTGGACAAGAATACCGGATTCAGGCAGTATAGGGAAACAATGTTCTTTTGTGGGCGTAAGAATGGCAAGAGTACGCTTCTATCCGGTATAGCCCTTTATATGCTTATGGCCGACGGAGAGAGCGGCAGCGAATGCTATTCCATTGCCACTAAGAAGGATCAGGCCAAGCTTGTATTTGATGAAGCTCACAATATGGTAAGGCAAAGCCCGGACTTGTCACGGAATATTAAAAAGCGGAAAACAGATTTGTATTTCCCGGCGACTATGAGCAAGTTTCAGGCGTTGGGGAAGAATAGCGACACGCTGGACGGCCTGAATGCTCATTTGATTATCGTTGACGAGCTACACGGCATAAAAGACCGCCAGTTATATGAAGTCATGCAGCAGAGCCAGAGCGCACGTAGGCAGCCGTTACTCATTATGATTACCACAGCGGGGACAGTCCGGGAATGTATCTTTGATGATATGTATGTCTATGCATGCAATGTGGTTGACGGTAAATTTCAGGATGAAAACTTTTTACCGATCTTGTATGAACTGGACAGCCGGGAGGAATGGCAAAGGCCGGAAGCCTGGGGAAAGGCTAACCCGGGATTAGGCGTTATGAAGAAGCCCGAAGATCTTAAGCGGAAGGTTGAAAAGGCCAAGAATAATCCGAAGGATTTAAGCGGCCTGTTAACAAAGGATTTTAATATTCGGGATACTGTATATACGGCATGGCTGACATTTGACGCTATTAACAACCAGGAAACTTTCAAGCTGGAGGCTTTCAGGAATTGCTATGCTATTGGAGGGGCCGATCTATCCATTACAACGGACTTAACTTGTGCCACGCTTCTATTGATGGATAAGGACACGGAAAAGCGGTATGTGCATCAAATGTATTGGATCCCCAGCGACAACTTTGAAAAGCGGGTGCAGCAGGACAAAATACCTTATGATATATGGTTGCAGCAGGGATTACTAAGGCTATGTAACGGCAACAGCATAAACTACCGGGATATAACAGCATGGTTTATTGAAATGCTCAATGAATGGGAAGTATCCCCTTTGTGGATTTATTACGACAGCTACAGCGCAAAGTATTGGGTGGAGGAAATGGAAGGATACGGCTTTAGGATGGTACGGTGTATTCAGGGAGCAAGAACGCTTTCATTGCCAATGCAGCAGATGGGAGCGGACCTGCAGGCTAAGAGGATTAATTATAATAATAATCCTATCTTGAAATGGTGCTTGACTAATACAGGCATTCAGACGGATAGAAACGGGAATATAGTCCCGGTAAAGAATCAGTCAGCTAAGCAGCGTATAGACGGCACGGCCTCCATGCTGGACGCTTATGTGGGCTTGCTGGACCACTACCAGGAGTTTATTCAGGCAATGTAAGGGGGATGAAGTTGTGCCGCGCGGAAGGAAGAAGTTTACCAATCTGAAAGATAAAAAGGTTAGATTGATCGGCTATAAGTCAGGCCGAACGGAAACAGGAGCGCCCACGCAGGTATATTATGATTTGTGCGGGCCTGTATGGGCGAATTACCGCAGCTTGTCAGGGAGTGAAATATACTTTGCTAAACAGGCCGGGAGCCAGCAGGAGGTTATATTTACCGTTAATTGGCGCAGGGATATTGTTGCCGGGATGTATGTGCTGTATAGGGATAAGGCGTATAAAATCGGCTACGTTGACGATCTGGAAGGGTATAAGAAGGATTTAAAGCTGTATTGTGAAACGTC